TTAGACAATTTTCGTTCTGCTTTCGTCCGTGTCGAGGCCGCGCATGGCTTCTTCTGCCAGGCGCTTTCGGTCTGCCGCGCGGGTGTAAAGGGCCGCCTCGGCCAGGCCCGCGTGACCCAACACCGCCTGAATCTGGTTTGCGCTGGCCCCGTGTTCGGCGAGTCGCCGGGCTGTCGCCTTGCGCAACCCGTGCGGGCTGAGGCCTTTGGGCAGCCCTGCCTCGATCACCATGTCGCGGAACCAGTTGGTGAAGCCTGCCGGGGTGAAGGGTTTACCCTGAGCCGTCACGATGTAGGTCAGTTGGCCGGGCGGCACGGCGTCCAGAGCCTCGCGCAGCGGGCGCAGGACCGGGACGTGAACCGTGGTGCCCGTCTTCTGTTGCGTGATCGTCAGAACGCCGTCGCGGACGTGCTGGCGGCCCATGCGCACCACGTCGCTGCGTCGCTGCCCGGTGTAGAGCAAGAGAGTCAGCGCCACGGCAGCCCGCGACCCGGCCTCATGGGTTTCGAGGAATTGGGCGATGTGGTGTTCCTCCCACGTCTTGAACCCCTCAGAGCGGACGCGCAGTTTGCGAACGCCTTCGGTCGGGTCGTCGCGCCGCCAGCCGAGTTCGACGGCGTGGCGCATGAGAAGGTGGATCATCCGCAGGAGGTTGTTGGCAGCGGTCGGGGTGTCCGATTTCGCGCCGATGATCTTGCGGACGTGGGCAGCCTCCATCTTGGCCACGCGCTTGTCGCCGTGCTCGGCCCGGAAGCGTTCGATGATCCCGCGATAGGTCTTCTTGGTGCTGGCGCGCAGCCCGGCGAAGTCCGCGGTCTGGTAATAGGAGGCGACTAGGGCGTCGATAGTGCCCGGCCCTGCCTTCGCGGCCTTCGGTGCCGGGTCGCCTTTCAAGGCTTCTTCATAGGCTGCCATAAACTCGGGCGACCAGGGCAGCCCCGGCAGGGCCACGCTAGGGGTGCCGGGCTTGCGGAGATACCAGCGCGGAGTACCGTGCCGGTCCACGTAGCCCTTGCAGTATTTCGGGGCCTTGGGCGGGCGTCTCATACCGTGTCCCATTCGTTCTGATCGGATTCATCCTGCCCGGTCGGTTCATCGCCGGGCAAGTCTTCGAAAGCAGCGTCCAGTTGGTGCCTGTCCCAAAGCACACGGCTACCCACGCGCTTGGGGCCGGGCATCAGACCTTCCCGGATCAGCTTGTCAAAGGTGTTGGACGACACGCCGACATACCGCGCCGCCTCCCGGCGGGACAGCCCGCGGCGGAAGGACGATATGAGACGTGCCGCCCATCGGTCAGACGCTCAGGCGCACGGCCACGGTGGCGGACGGGTTGCCCGCGGCTGCGACCGCATGGCCGACAAACAGGTTGTCGGTGGCCGTGACGGTGAGTTCCCCGGCGGCAGAGTCCCAGTAGAGGGACGCGCCAACGGCCACGTCATCGGTGGTCGCCTTGGGCAGGGTGAAGACCCCGGTGGTGGCGATCACCACGGTTGCGCCGCTGGCGGCGTCGCCGCTGGCAACGCCGAAAAGGTCGCCGATCTGGATGCCTTCGCCCGAGACGGCGGCGGCGGGGGCGGCAACGGTGATGTTGTTGCCCGGTTGAACGTAGTTCTTCATGTCACTCGAGTCCTTTCGAGGTTGCGACTTTGAGGGTCGCCGGGCGGACGCGCCCGGCCAGTTGTCTTTCGAGGTCCGCGATATAGGCGGCCAGCTTGGGGGCGGAGGCGGGCCGAAACTCGACTCGCTCGCCGTTCTGGTCCACGAACGTCACGGCTGCCTCGCCGAGTTGCAGGCGGTGGTAAGCCGCCCGCGCCTCGGTCAGTTGTTCGGCCAGGGTCACGCCCCGCCCTCATTGAGGAAGGCCCCACGCCAGTCGAGCCAGCCCGCGCCAAAGTCGAGCCAGGCGCGGAATTTCATGCCCAGCGTGTCCCACGCCTCGGCCCGCTGAATCTGGACGCCCTGAGCGGACGCCAGATAGCCGTATTGCAGGCACGGCAGGCGGGCGGGGTCGGCGAAGATCATCCACCGGTCGTCCGTGATCCGTGGTTCGACCAGAAGCGACAGCTTCCCGGCCCATGCGTTCACGTCGCCGGTCGTGGTGGCGTAGATGTTGGCGAGGAATTTCTCCGCCGCCGTCTCCGACTCCGGGCCGACCAGAAGATATTTCGGCGTAGCCGAGATGATGGTCTTGCCGTCGAGGCCCTTGACCGTCCGCATGAATTTTCGGGCCATGTCAAAGGCTGTGTCGTCACCCACGCCGCCAATCTGGACGCCGGGCGACCCGAGGTTGCCACGGGTGGCGTCGAAGACCGGAGTCCCGTCGCTGAGGTTGGGGTTGCCCGTGACCAGATCGACCAGGATGTCGGCCTCGGTCTGCGCGGCAGCCGTGCCAAACTCCGAAACCATGTCGCCCAAGAGGCCGAGGTCGTCATTGACCAGGAGTTCCCGGCTCACGGTCAGACCGCGCGCGTAGGTCTTGGGGCGCATGGTCTCGCCGTTCTCGGCTCGGGACGTGTGGGTGATCTCACCATTTTCGGCGAGTTCTTCCAACCGGCCCATGCCGCCGAGACGGATCGAGGTCGATGTCTTGAAGTCGCGAAGGACGCGCTGGCGGCAGAGCGTCTTGAGCGGCGACTCCGCGGCCTGATACGCCTGCGCGGCGGTCTTCCCCATCGCGTTCGACACCACAAGCGGGAAGTCGGACGTGGTGTGGGCCGCCCGGTGGAACACCTCATCGGCGGTCATGCCGCGGTGCGACTGGCCCGCACGTTCGAGGGCAGACCGGGCGAGGTCCAGCATGGACTCTCCGAGATACTGCCGCGCGTCGTCCGGGCACACGGCCCCGGACATGCGGGTGGCCACGGCGTCGGCCTGACGCCGCACGATCACGGCGGGGTCGTCGTTTTGCACGGTGGCCGTGCGGATCACCCGTCGGCTGGCCGAACGGGTCTGCACGTGATCCCACAGGGTCGCCTTGGCTTCCGCCACGGTCGCCCCGGTGTCGATCAGGTTGTCGGTGTCTTCATCGCCGAGGCCCGCCGCGCGGCAGAGGCCCCGGATTTCGGACCGGCGTTCAATTTCCGCCCGGTCGAGGGTCTGGTCTTCCTGTTCCATATGGACATGGACTCCATTCGCGCCGCGATTGTTAAAGGGGGTTCCGCCCGACCGCGGCGTGGCGTCGGGGGCTTTCTGTTGAGCGCGGATGCGCGCATTCGGGTCCGCCGGGTTCGGCACAAGAGACACCTCTTGCAGCGCCCAGGCGGTCGGGGTCTTGATCCGGTTTCCGGCGTCGTCGCGGGTCTCCGCCCAGGCGGTGACGCGATAACCGACCGACACATGGCGGATCGTGCCCTCGGCGACGCGCTGCCGGATCGGAGTCACGTCATCGGCGAGGCTCAGGCGGATCGTCCCGGCGATGGTCTCGCCCTCCTTCCGGGCCGACATGACAATACCGATGGTCTGCCGGGCGGTCCCGCCCCGGTGGCCGTCATGGACGGGCAGCCCTTCCACGCCGCTCAGATCGACCGTGGCCGCGTCCAGAACCTCCAGGTATTCGCCGCGGGAGTCCCGGCGACGGACAGGGTGCGGGGTGGCGAAAGTCGCCTCGAAAGTCAGCGCGTCTTCGTCCCAAGAGGCAGGCGCGACCAGCGCGGCCCGGTGCATTGCCTCAGCGTCGGCGAAGGCGTCGGGCGTGTTTGCCACGGTGTCGTCATGGCGAGGCGGCGGCGCGCCGTAGGTTTTCCCGTCATAGCGGGCGGTGTTCATGTCAGTCGGCATTTGTCGAGTCTCCGGTGAAGGTGAGGCCCAGGGCGGCGGCCCGGTCGCGGTCTGCCGCGATCTCGGCGTCGAGTTCGGCCACGTTCCAGCCGAGGGACGCGACCGCTTGGCGGCGACTGGTCAGCCCGGCGTTGATCTGCGCGACCAGCGCGCGGGTGTCCTTTTCGGGGTCCACCTGCATGGGGCGCGGGGGCAGCCATTCGACCTTGAGCGCGGGGGCGAGGTCTTCGATCTCCCCGGCGAGGTAGAGGCGCGTTACCACGCGCCGCCACAGAGGGGTGAGCACCTGGGGGACGAAGCAGTGATATTGGAATTGTTCGATCTTCTGGCGGAAGGGCAGAAGCCCGGCGCGCAGGCTGGAGTAGTTCGCGGACGACAGGTCGCCGTCCAGGAGGTGTTGCGGGACGCCAAGGCCCGCGGCGATCTGGCCGAGGGTCAGCCGGGCGAATGCCACGCCATCCGATGCCTGGTCGGGGGTCGCGAAGCGAATATCCTCGCCCGCCGCCAGACGCCGGATCGTGCCGGGTTCGAGGGACACGTCGCCGTCTTCCTCGGCGAAGCCGCCTGGCCCGCCGAGGTTGTTCTGGTCCACGATGAAGCCCGCGAACATGGCCGCGATCTTCTGGCCGACCAGCATCGCGTCGGTAAGCTGGTCGAGTTCATTCGTGGTCAGAAGGACCGGGGCCAGCCACGCGACGCCCCGCACCTGACCGGGGCCGAGAGGCCGCATGAGGTGCAGCATGTCGCCCGCGGGGATGCGGACAGGCTGCGCAGCGGTCGGAAAATGGTCGGTCGGTCGGTGGGGCAGCACGTGGTAGGCCACCCGGCGAGCACGGGCGTCAAACTCGATCCCAGCGACGATGTATCCTCCGCCCGCCAGTTCGCGGGTCAGGGACTCGTCCACCATCTCGGAAGGGATCAGGCGAACGCGCAGCCCGTCTGCGTCTTCTTCGATCATGGCGAACGCCTCGCCGTCGATCACACAGCCGCGGACCATCTGAGCGACCAGGCCGCGAAGATCGGTGCGACCCTCAGCGTCGGCCTCGGCGGCCAAGGCGTCGAAAGCGGCGTCCAGGGCGGGGCGCTGGTCGGCGTCAGGGTGGGCGCTGGTCGCTTCAATCCCGGCCCCCACGGCCTCGCCCACGATGGCCGCGACGCCGTTCGCGATCCAGGCGTTGTTCGCCGCCGCATGGCGGGCGCGCGACCGAAGAGGGGCCGCCGCGGCCAGGGTCTCAGGACCTGTGGGGCCGAAGGAACGGATGCCCCGCCGGGACGCAGGCATGGCCCCGTCGAAGGACCGGCGGGCGGTGGTGCGGCGAAGAACGCGTTGGAGGATGCCCATTAGTCCGCCTTGAGTTCGCCAACCAGAGCGCGGATCAGTTCATCGGCCCGGATTTCCACGGTTGCGATAGGATCGGGGAAGCCTGCCGACTCGAAGATGGCATCGGTCTCGGACTTGGGCCGGTCGCCAATGCGGACCACGGTATCGCCGCCAGGCAAAAGGTCTATGGAGACGGAAAACCGATCCCCCGCCTTCGCGCGCGCCTCCAAACGGTCCATCACACGCTCTTTCTTGCCAGCGGAGGGGCCATCGGCGCGGTGGGTTTCGTGGAGGGCGGAGACCAGTCTCGACAAGATCGGACGAGTAACGCCGACGTCGGCGGCGACTTGGACAAGGCGCAAGGCAGCGAGACTAGCGACATCGTAGACGTCTGCACGGCCTTCACGACCCACAGGCATAAACGGAAGTCTTTGGGTCAGGTTCCTCAACTCCTTTTCTCGCCGCAGCGCGTCTTCTTCGTTCAAGTGCTCGATACGGGCGAGGGCCGCCCCCATGTCAGAAATTTTGGGCATCGGAATCTCCACTGTCTGCCCTTATGATTCTTCAACTCCACTTGAGTTGTCAAGTAGAACCTTTCGGACATGCTTCTTTGCTCAACAATGCAAGGGGTGGAGCGAGCATCATCTCGCTGGTCGCAGTCAGACTTGGTCCAAACCTAAACTTTTGATACTCAATACATCAGGGTCTGATCCGGGAGGGAAAATGTCAGTATTTCGCTTTAGCCGCCAATGGCGAAAAATTGATAATAATACGATTGCCCGCGATTCTGAGGTTGACGGAGAATTGCGTGAGTTCATTGAAAGGCGAGAGCCAAGCCAGGTCTTTGTCAATGCAACGAAACCACTTGCACTTGAAACGCTTTCATGGGAGGTGCCAGATGGTTATTCTTATGTCGAGACCCCCAAGTATGTAGTGAGGAGACTCATTCGCGCTGATGGCAAAATTGACCGAGGCTATATTCATTGCCTTTCCTTGGAAAGCAGCCTTGAACCCCAATCCTTTGGAGAAATAGAAGTAGAGATACATCCGATACCATCCTACAAGCTTGAGCAGACTTCTACTGTAAGTGAATATGGGCTTGATCGCATGGATGAAGAAGTGCCCACATCAGGATTTCTCAAAGATGAGATAGGTCGGCTTCGATTTTTTGAAGCAAGTGAGGTTAATGAGCGTAGTACTTTGTCTGTAATGGTTTTTCTGGATAGGGAGAATTTTAACTATGTATTTGATCGTATATCTAGGGATGGACGGGCACTTGAGTTGAGACTTACAATTCTCGCGGATCTGTTTTTTGACCATCTCGAGCAAACATTTGCACCGACGTTTGGTGATAGAAACTACGCGATGGTGCTGGAGGAGCGAGATCACGGCGGGAGACTCGGATTGGCGAATGCCAGATTAAACAGCCTAACCATTGAATTTGGTAAGAAGCATATAGCTGATGGTAAAAATACATATTTGAATGACGACCCAATCTCTACAGCACACTCGAAAACTCAACCTGGGCCGTCGAGAGATGCCATCGATGATCTTGGAACGCTAGCAGCAGATGTTCGCCGTGTGAGGAAGCGTCTTGACACTGTATTTCTCGTAGCCGTCGTCGCAGCAGCTTTCTACTTCTTTGAGACGGTCTTTTGATGGTGGCGGTGTGCGCCAACATCACAACGGCGAGGCCTTTTAGCCATGTATTTGAGAAAGCCTTGGCGGCGGTCGAGCCACCGCCAAGAATTTCAGAACGGAATTTCCTCAGCCATGTCCTTTGGACGGCGAATAAAATGCGACACCATACGATCACTCACTACCACCAGTGTCTTCACTTCATAACTCCAAGGAGTCCGATCTGGGTAATACAGCATCATGCCTTCGTCGATGTTGTATGTTGGCGGTTGAACAAGGACCTCATAAGTCCCCATGAAAATTGAAACGCCTAATTCCGAAAGTGAGTTAATCGCCTCATTCAGATCCGCCTGCTTTTCGAGCATTTCAGAATAACTTGGTTCATGTTTTTCATGCGGTGGCTTCCAAGGGTCAACCTTAAAAAGGTCAAGTACCCTCGCCAGGTCTGTAAGTGGTTCGATCAATGCACGAGTTGGCTCGACCTCAAAAAGGACTTCCGTCTCATAGCTGTGCCGCATTGTATCAACGATCTTTCGACCTGACGCAATTGGGATCAGAACCACCTCCCCCGACTGCTTCTGAGGAGTTTCCAAAAGGTCTAGTTGTGCGCCACGAATACTAGCCAATGGAACATCCATCGCCTCGGCTATAAACGCGGCTGTTTCAAGAGCGACGGAGTCTCCGCGCTCTGCCCTTTGAATGGTTCTCTTGTTCACGTTGCACATCGCCGCCAATTTCTCCTGAGAGATACCCTCGGCGAGGCGCAGTTGTTTCAGCTTTTCACCGTCAATTGCCATGTTTGGCCTCCGTCGATTTTTCGATGAGTAAGACATGGCATTCCTCAACAAGTGCGCCGACGACGCCGAACCGACTCTCACGTGACAGGTAGGCGACACCCTTATGACAGGAGGCGACAGTTTGGCGACAGCAGTGTGACAGTGAGCGACAGACAGCTACTGTTCAAGCCATTTCGACCGCGCCACCGCTGAGCGAACCGGTTTCGGTTTACCGGTCAACTCTCCTTCTCGCGCCCCCACGGGCTGCCCGATCAAGGTCCGCGCGGCGGTCGCATAGGTAAGCGTGTCCAACGCCTCGTTCCGCCGCCCACTGATCTTGACCCACTGGCGCGTAGGGTGCCCGCGTAGGTATTTGGTCACCAGCTTCTCGGCGGCGATCTGGTCGAGGAAGTCCGGGCCGAGGCGGTCCGCGAAAGTGATCGTCTCGCCGGTCTGCAACCGCTGGTGAAGGTGCAACTTGATGGAGTCCACGCCGATCAGCGCGAGGCGCGTCTTCCGGCTGGCCCCCCACGCCAAATAGGGCTTCCCAAACCCCGGCTGACCCTTTCCGGCCACGATCCGGCGAGAGGTCCGGGGTCGGGTGAAGGCATAGACCTGATCGGCCCAGTTCCCCGAGTCGATCAC